AGCATCCGTGACTTCTTTATATGTTGTCGCCACCGGCTCCTGCTCTGGCTGTGCCAAGGCTTCACGGGCAGCGGCAATGGCTTCTCTCTGCATTGGGCTGCGGCTATCAAACGGTATGTCCAACAGCGCCCCAAGCGTCAGTCCCAAGGCGTCTTTCATCAGAACCCCCTGCTCTTGCAACGCAAGAAGTCATCGGCACCACGGCGCACGGGCTCCATGCGCTCGGGCTTGTAGACGGGCTGTGACCACAGGCTGATCGTGGGTGGCGGTACTGCGTCCGGGTCTTTTACGGTGGGTTTGAACCCCCTGCGCTCCTTGGCGTGGGCCTTGTCGCCCGTGGTGTTGGCAAACGATTCCAGCGTAGCGGGTGGGTTTACACGCGTGGCCTGTTTCATCAGGTTGGGGTTGCCGTGGTCTAGTTTCATGTGTTGAGTTCTTTCAGTTTGTCTTCGATGTCTTGGTAGTTATCCTCCGTGAACGGCGACTGCGTACATGCTTCGCGCTGCTCATCCGTCAGTCCTACCCACTCACGGGCAAGGTACACAGGGACAAGCTCAACGTCTTGTGGGGGCTCAAACTTGTCGGTGCCGTAAATAAATATCCCGCTGCCATCAGCGCGGACGTAGCCGTAGGGGGTCATAACGGCTCCCCACTCTGCGCCCACTGCGCTGCTTTGCTTGCCAAGAAGAATGCCTCGGCCCGCGTCAGTCGGCTAGACCGGATGTACAGCTCACCACCCTCGGTGTAGCCGCAGATCAGCACGTCCGTTAGGTGGTCACTCTCCGTATCTACAAGCGCAGAGTCAAGGGCTTGTTGGGCCGTCATCTTAGTGGACGGGGGTAGTCGTAGTAAGTTGCTCATGCGATCACCTCCGCTGCTTTCAGTTTGCCAGTCTCGCCGTCAAAGGTGAGTTTGAGGTTCTCGCGTTCCCAGTGCTCTGCTACGCGAACGCCGCCGTACTTGGTGTAGCCTTTGGCAACATATTGTTCAACAACATCAGCCTTCGGCTCGGGCTTGATGCGGTACTCCGATACCCTGCTCCAAGCTGGGTCATGTACAGTGAGCCAATGCCCGCCAGAAAGTTGCCTGCATTCAATCTCAGCGCCATCTGCCCATGCCTTGATGACGTCTGCGTATTTGTGTGGCGTTTTCAAAATGGTGACTCCTCGTAGTTGTCAGGGTTGAACTTCTCCGGTGCGGTCTGCACGGGTATCGGTGTGGGGAAAGGTGGGAAGGGCCACGTCATGGCTTCTCTACCCGGCACTGGATGCGCGTTGTGTTGTTCTGGATGAAGCCCTGCTTCTCGCATTGCTTAGCCACATCGCTGAAGTGCCGGTAGTCCGTAGCAAGGAACATAACTCCAAAAACTGCAAGAACAAATACACCCACAAAAAAGGTAATACCAAAAATATCGTCAGTCATTTTTTCTTCCTTACTGGTTCAGGTATCGGTATGTCAAGGTTGCCCTTGGAGTACATCTCAACGGTGGTCATACGCACGCCGCAGTGCTTGCAGATGCGGCGGCGGTACACATGGTCTTCCTTCTCGCGGGTCAGCGTGACGGGCATCTTCGGGGTCTTGCAGTTGGGGCAGATCATAGGAACATCAGCGCCATGCTGAAAATTATGCCCCATGTAGCACCCCATGCAGCACCCATAGTGTCGTTAATGAGGAAGCCACCGAGTGCGTAGAACACCCATAAAATAACTGCGACTGGGTTAATTCTCATGGTGTCACCCGATACCAGATGTAGCCGAACATAAAGCACAGGCTAGCGATGATGCCGACTACGACACCCAGCGTAACGAGCCCCTCCATCACGTCCCAGAACAAGCTGCGGTCTTGCATGTCGTCGTGAATCATGATTGCTCCGCGAGTCGGTTGGCATACCATGCCAGCTTGCCGGTATCTTCCATGGCGTTGCCCTTGTACCCTGCACGGCTTGCGTACTTCAGCACGTTACCCTTGAGGTAGCCCACGAACTCTTCCGGTGTGAGCTTGGCTTGGATGTAGTCGATCGTCTCGATGTTGCCCCCCTTGTAGTGTGCGGGGGAGTTGATTACGTCAGGCTTAGCTTCGACGGCCACGGGGGGTGTCCACTCAGGCCTATGCGTCTTAATCATGTTGACTTTCAACTTGCGGGTCTTAGACTTTGGCCCGAGCTTCTGTTTCAAGCGGGGGTTGAACTCCACTCGTGATTTGTACACTTCGCCTATCGCACGCAGGGTCTTGCCTTCCTCTTCAATGAGGATTCCATAACGAAGCATGATCGACAGCATAGACGTAGCAGTTGCAGCCTTGTAGCTTTGCGTGTCCAGCAGTGCAACGATCTGGGATTTGGTCTTGCCGGGGTTGTCACGCACCGTGTTGAATGTAGCTTCAGATGCGGAGAGGGTAGGTGTGATAGTGGTCATAGGTTCATTCCAGTTGGCCATAGCCTTGCGGGCTTCGTTGGCTTCGATTGCTTCTTGCAGTTTCAGTCCGAGTGCAGATGTCATGTTAAAACTCCGAGTCATCAGTTAAAGAGTCAAGTTGGGATTCAAGGTCGGACACCCGTTTGTTCAGCGTGTCACGTTCGTCGTCGGCATCGGCTAGCTCGCCCTCAAGGCGGTCAACCTCAGAGCGTAAGTTGTCGATCTCATCCTCGAACTCATCGGGCTCCGGGGCATCGGCTAGCTCACGCATCGCCATCTCAAGGCGTTCGCACACAAGGGTCAGTAACCTATTCGTGTGCTGGTTTAGGTAGACTTCTTTTAGAAGCTCCTCGTTGGTTAGGTTGTCGTAAATCATGGGAAAGTAATCTCCAGTAAGTTGTTGTCGTCGTCTATCTTGGCCCATAGGAGGCGGTCGGGCGGGCCATCACGCATCGGGTGAAAGTGGCCCCCCACCTTGGCTATGTCTAGGATTAGCCGGAGCCACGCAGGTTGTTGCCCTAGCCTGCCTTCAGTTTGTTCGGTGGGGTTACCGTAGCTGTATATCGACATCATCCATTCGTCACCATTCTCCTGATACCTAAACTCACGTTCATCCTTACTCATCTTGTCCCCAGTCAAACGCAGAGAGAATCTCATCGACCTTCTGCTTGGTTAATACACGGGTGCCATCTTCGTCTCGCAACTCTTTGGGAGTTACGCCTAAGAGTACTTCCTGAAGCTTACGCCGAGCTGACTCCAACTGCGGGTCTTGCGTCACGTTCATGGCGGTCAGCAATTCACACAGTTCAACGGCGCCGGTCACGATCGTGTCGTGAAAGATTTTCTTCTTGCCGTCCTCGTCCACGGTAAGCCGATCGCTGAGGCGGGACAGCGCCTCAAACAGCCGAGTCCACGAGTCCTTGGTGGCCGATGCCAACTGCTCCTCCAGCCTGCGGTCGTACTGCTCCATGAGTTCGCGCTGAACCTCACTCTCAACATCTAAGCGAAAGTCACCCGATGTAGGTAGCGGCACGAACGCAATGTCCATACGGAACCGACGCGCCACCTGTGCAGCATCGGGATACTCATTGCGGTCAAACAGCGTACCGAGCTGGAACGCAGCTGCTGCCACCAGCGTCGAGTACTTCACCAAGAACGCATCGACCAGACGATCGAACTCCTGCTGATACCGGTTCATCACTTGCTTGTAGTCCAGCAGAGACACAGTGGGCAGCAGACGTGCACCACGGTCGTTCCACGGCAGCGTCAGGCGGTAGTGTTCGCTACGTGCACGGGCTTGGAACTTGGTGATGGCGTCCAGTTCCTTGCACTCGGCAAACAGGTTCTTGTACACGCTCGCAGCCTTCTTTGAGCCTGAGCCCTTGGCCAGCGTGACCTCGGCTTGCGTTGCACGGTCTTGCTTACGCCCCGAGTAGATGGCGATGTTCAGGTCAACGAGCATGGCAGCACGGGCCACGCCAGCGATATGGTTAGTTGTAGTAGTCATATATTCTTTCAGTTTCCTTTTGCGTTCATTAAAACAATTGCCATGCCGGTCTCAAGGTCAGGGACTTCGGCATGGGCTCCAGTTGCGTTTATGTGGACATAGGTCGTGACGTCCGAGCGTTTGCCCGGTATCCATGCGCGTTTAATTACCTGCTGCTCCACAAAGCCTAGTGATGTGCCCGGGCCAGCTCCGGGGTCTCCAACCTCAGACAGCAGGTGTAGCCGAAAGGGCTTCCCATCGGCTTCGTCAGCCTTAAACATTTGCCAGTACATAATTCTTACCGTAAGAGTTAGTTGTCTTTGGCCAGCTTGGCCACAAGTTTGATCGTGTCATAGTAGTTGTCAGACAGCGGCTTCACGGTAAGCCCACCACGCGGGTCAAGGGGGTGCAGCTCGTCCACGTACTGGTTGTTGGTACCACGGCTGCCCTTGCCGTCACCCTTATAGACTTGCTTCAGCTCCTCGCAGTTGTCCAGAATGAACATCACACCGTGCAGTTGGCGCTCGTCGAGCACCATATCTTTACCGTCAACACTAAGCAGGAATCGCATTTTTAATCTCCTCAAAAGTTATTTCGTTAGCTTCACAATGTTCGATGAACATCTCTTTGCTGGTCAGGTGTTCGTACTCGTCACGCAGGTCGGTGTACAGTTCTTGTGCCAAGTCCTCGCAGAATGACAGTACCTCGTCCTCAATGCTCAGTTCGCTGATCTGCTCG